TAACTCTTTGGTATTTTCTTAACCACATCATAATCTTTTAAATCTTTACTACCTTTTTTACCATCTAAAGCAGCATCAACTTTCATTCTATACAATACTTGCTGAAATTTATGCCTACAATATACGCCACCTTTAAACTTAAATAAATCATACTTTTGGCCTTTGTGCATTGGTAACTCAGCAGCTTTAAAATTCATTTGCCTACTTGCTTTATCAATATCTTCTAATCTATAAACAACACCTCTTTTGCTTCTTGCCATCATTTCTTTGCAAAACTTTCTACTTTTACCACCTTTGCCTTTTGCACTTGCTGTATTGTATTTGTATCTAACCTTATAATAACTTTTATCTAAATTAGATTCTTTGTTTGGATCGTTCTTAATTGGTGTATCACTTTTAACTGCTGATGCTAATTCTATCATATTATTAGCCCAATCTTCAACACTCATATTATCATCACTAACATCTCTAATATCAACAATTTCAAATTCTTCACTATTCATTATTTCGCCATCTAACGTATCTAATGCTTCATTTAGTAGTAAATCACTATCTTCATCTGAAATGCTCTTAGAAGCCATTATTTCAAGCTCTGTGCTAAAATCATCATCTTCTTCTTTAATACCAGTTTGCTCTTCTTTTTCTTCATTATCAAGTTCATCTAACTCCATAAACTCTAACGGCTCAATAGTTTTAAAGTAAAGATTTAAACTAATATCATTAACTGCTAATATCGCATCTAAGCTATCAATTAAAAGGTTTTGATATGGTTGTATAACTATGTTGTTAAAAAGGCGTGAAGCGTTTTCTATTTCATCAGCATTAGAAGAAAAACCATTAGCAGAAGATAAACCAAGTAATAATGGTGATGTAACTCTGTGAGTTAACATAATTTTTCTACTACATTCTTCACTTAAATAAGTGTAATGTGCTGGAGCATCATTTAGTGGTATATCCTCAACAGTTGTTTTAGATTCTGCATTATTATTAAATGCAACAATTACCTTTTCGCCATAACTACCAGTCAGCTTAGACATTACATCATTCTTAATAGCAAGTTGCTTCTCTCTATCTGGTACACCGTTGTTAAAGTTTACTACTTTAGTCCCTGAAAAACCATTCTGAGTATCATTAATTAAGTAACACGCTATCTCATCTTCAAGTGTAGCATATGCGGTATTATAATCTGCTGGTGAATAATAGTAAAAACCAGTTACATACCTTTTTATAATAAATATTTCATTTTGTGCGCCACTACCAAAAACAGGAAACTTTTTTAGTTTTGTATTTCTATCAACTTTTGTCCAATCAGCAGAATAAAAATAGTTTTTTACTTCACCATTGTCATTCATCTTTTCAGCTCTTAACGTTTCTCTTGGAAAGTGTGTTATTGCTGAAATTTTATTACCATTGTAAGTAATTTGAAAAGCTGCTTCGCCTAATAATTTTAAATCTTGGCAAACGTTTCTTAAATCGTGAGGTTTTACCAAACTTTTCATTTGTGCATACTGGTCAGGCTTTTGTGCTGAATCAGTAGCATCTAATCCTTTACCGTATATTTGATTAACAATACCATTAATTACAGCATTGTTTGTTGTGCTATCCATATAAGCTGAGATAAGGCTTTGGTAATAGTCGTTATTATCGCCTATTGAAACCCAATCTTTGTTGCGTTCTTCTGTGATTGTTGGCCTTTCGTATTGGCCTAATTGTATTAAATGTAGATTATCCATAATATATAAATTGATTGTCTCCTGTGCTTTGTTCTATATAAACACCGTTTGATATTTCATAGTCTGAAAGTGTTTGGTCTGAACAATACATTTTGTCTTTAAAAATTATTGCGTTGTCTGTTGTATTAGTGATTGTAATAGTATAGTAATTATTCTCAATTAATGCTTGTGTAGTTGAATATTGATAATAGTAATCTAATTCAGCAAATGTTGCATTAACATCTGTAAATAAAACTTTATTTTGAGCTTCTGACTTTATCACTAATTTATAAGTTTTAGTACCTAAAATTGTTTCTCTTGGTATAAAGTTAATAATTCGTGTGCCACTTGTAGTTAATATTTGCATATTTTTTTAATAAAAAAGGGGAGGCTAATCACTTCCTCCCCTCCAATCAAACTATATATTATGAATCACACAATTATATTAATCGCGTATTTTTTAACTATTGGTTCCCACCGTAACGGTCACCGTTGCTGAACTCATTCCAGCCAGAGGGTCAGCAGAAGTTCCACCAGCAATAAAATTAGCTGGTTCAAGCTCTTGTCCTGTTAGCGTTAGTGAGTAACCGCTTAAGTCACCAAATGCAGTTCCTGTAGCTATACTTCCACCAGTTACTTCCATTCCGTGCTCTAATCCACATAATAAGAAATTACCATTTCTATCTTCTACGCAGATATGAGGTCTTCCGTAAGCCATTAGTTTTAGTTCCTTATTATCTTCTTTAGATAATTTAGGTAGTGTTAAAGTTAATGTTTCTTCAAAGAATGTTGTTCCATTCTCTCTTGAGGATGTAATAGCAGTTTCCAAACTATTTGTTCCTTTTAAATCATATTGTAAGGCAGTTATTGTACCTGTCATATCTGTAATTTCATCGTCAGTTTTTGTTACAGTTCCTAATTCACCAAAATCAATGAACCAAGCTCTAACAATACCACCAATCACATCTTTACAAGGTACTTTTCTACCAGCTGTTAAATCGCAAGCCATATTATTAAAATTTAAATTAAGGGAGCATTTCAACTCCCTTGTTATTAATTAATTCTTAGGCGTGGTATAAAACTATATCAGAACCTATTCCGTAATTTACAGCACTTGTATATCTCATTACAACTCTTACATTTTGAGAGCCATCTAAGTCAGCCATATCTAATACTTTAACTTCGTTCATATCATTTAATAAACCAGTACCAAAGTATAAGTTAGATTTTTGAGCAGCCATTGCAGTATCATCAGCTAAACCATTAGCAACGAAGATTTTTACACCATCAAAAGATAGTTGTCCACCAGCGTTGTACCATTGTGTTCCTTGTGCGTTAACACCATTTGAACCAATAGAAGTAGCAAATCCACCTAAAGCTCTAACATAAGCTCTTGCGATATTTTGTGAAACGTAAATGTGTAAATCTTCTTTATTGTAAAGAGCAGAAGGTACTGCATCAACAATAGAACCTAATTTATCAATTACGTTAGCAGCAGTTACAGCAGCGTGAGATGCAACATCTACTACATCAGCATCAGCCAAAGCTAAAGTTACTAATCCATCAAATTCTCCAGCGTTTGCATTAACACCTTCCCAAATGTTGTTTTCAGTTTTTTCAGCTACTAAACCAGCTACGTGGCCAATAATGAAATCTGAAAATTTAGGTGGCATTTTATCAAATGCAGAATATCCCATTTGAGCAGCTTCCCAATCAGATTGAAAATCTTGCTTGCAAAATTGTAAGTTTACTTGAAACTCCTCTGGTTGCAGTAATCTCTCAGTTAATGTTACTGTAGCAGTTGCATCAAAATCGCAAGAAGCGTTTTTAATTACGTTTGCATCAGTAGCTACTTTTTTCATAGTAGACTTGTATTTGATATTAGGCATTACTTCTATACCGCCTTTATCAATTGTGTTAGCACTTAAAAGAGCAGCAGAGATATATTTCCCAGCAAATTCTCCAGCGTAAGTACTTGTTATACTTGTTGTTGTCGCCATTTTTTTATTATTTAATTATTGTTAAAAATTTTATCAAAAACCCTGTCTTTCGTTGTTTGTGTTCTATTGCTTGCAATATGAAAATTCACTTTATTATCAACTTCAGCTTCAGGATTATGTTTTACAGGTTCAGGAGCAACAGCAGAAAGTTCTTCTTTTGTATCTTCTATTACTTCTTCCTTCATTTCTTCTTTGTTACCAAGTTTTTCGTCAATCATTGCTTTGATTTCTTCAACAGCAGATGTAAACTCTTCTTTAGTAACATAGTTCATTTCTTCTTTTTCTTCTTCCTCTAATTCAGTTTCTTTAACTTCTTCAGATTCTTCAGATAATTCTTCTTCAACTACTTCTTCTTTAGCAGCTTCTTTAATACTGTCAATTAAACCTTCTTCAGATACAACTAAAATTTTATCACCTTCTAATTCATATTCACCAACTGGTAGAGCAATTTGCTCATCTTCAGTTTTAATAAATACAGATTTTCCAGCTTCAAAAGATTCTGCAACTAATACAGTTCCGTTTTCTAATGTAATTTCAGCCATTTCTATTTTTTCTTCAGAAAGATTAACTTTTTCACCAACAATATTTTTTATTTTGTTTAGTATTTCGTTTGCTTTCATAATTTGAGTATATACCTATAAACGTTTGAAAACCTTTACTGTTATATTTTTTTTCAACTTTATTTTATATCTTACCTATACCTTGCGCTTGTAAGCTACCATCACAGCACTTATTACTATATCTTTTGCCATCAGGACACAAACAACCACGCTTTGTATTTTTAGGTGATGTATTACTTGGTGTTTTAAATTTTTTACTTCTCATAATTATTTTAATTTATGTTCTTTACAAGGCATATACCATTTTTTACCCTCAAACTCGTGAATGTGAAAACCTTCACAATCTATATTCAATGCCATCTCTTCAGCTTTTTCTTGTGTGCTATATGCTAACCTATCATCGATAATTGCAAAAGTTTCATCAACTACCATAGAAGATAAATTAATTTCTCCTAATTCTTTTAACTTGCTTTCACTCCATCTTAAACCAGCTTTACCACCCCACAATAAATAAGAAATAGTACCGCAAGCTTCTTTATCGCCTTCATCATAATATTCTTGCGCTCTGCTTAAATATGAATACATCCTTTTTAAAGTTTGTAAACTAATGTTTTCTTTTTGTGCTAATTGTTGCGCTCTTATTTTACCAACTTGTGTTGCACATTTATTATTTACTTTTTCATTTAATTCAATACCTCTTTTTGCATTATTACTAACTGCTTGTGGATAATCTTTAAATGTTTCTAATTCAATATTTTTACCTGATTTAGTTCTTTTATCTTTCTTAATTAGTGCCTTAATATTACTAAGCATATATTCTGCTTCAGCTTCTTCAATAGCTTCAAGCTCTTTGCTCCATTGTGATTTTAAACTTGGGTCTTTAACTTGTGCTTTATCTGCAAAATAACCTTCAATACTAAATCCTTTAACTTTACCAGTTTTTATATAATCATTCCATACTTCTTGATTTTCTACTTTCATTGAAATCATCCACGTACCTTTAGGTACACTTAAACCATACTTCTTAGATTTATCCATTTCTGTATCTTCTACAATCCAAGATTCAACAACAGTTAAATTGTTTATTTCCATTTCGTGTTCTAAAGTTGCGTTGTTCTGCATACTATTTTGAAAGAATAATTCACTTGCTCTCCTAACTGTTTTCTCAGAAAAGTAAACGTAAAAAGTATTCTCTCCGTTCTTTCTAAAGATTGGTTTGTTAGGTATTAAAGCAGCTCCCATTAGTAAACGCTTTTCATCATCTACTTTAGCCAATTTTATTTCTTGTTCTGAAAGTGCTACAAAATCAGATTCTATTGCTGGCATCTCTACGATGCTAACCGCTTCTATTCCAGTTAGCCCTTCACTATCTTCATCTAATATTAATTCTATTATATCCATTGTATTTTATTTTAAAAAGTTGCTTGTGTAATTGTATTGTTTTGTAACTGTTGTGCGCTTGTAACATCTCCAGAAACCACAAATGCTTGTACTGGTTGTTGTTGGCCTAATGCTCCAGCTACTTGATTAAATCCTGATTGCCCTACTACGTTAAAACTTGGTGGTTGTGTTGGTGAAGTATTTGCTCCACCTGTACTTGTTGAAGGGGATGTAGTATCAAAAGAACTACTATTAAATTGTGTTTTTTGTATGTTCTTAACTGCTGCAATACCAGATGCAGTTACTATTGCTGCATTAATAAAATTTAAAGGTGGTGGTGCGCTTGCTAATGCTTTGGAAACACCTACAGAAGTATTTATTATTGCGTTAGCTATTCCTATTGCTTTGTTTACTTCAAATGCTTTCTTTTGGCTTGCTTCATCTTCTTTTGCAAATGCTTGTGTTAATTCATTAATAGCAATTAAAGCATTCATTGTTGTGGCTGCTGCTATTTCAAATGCATCTAAGTTTTCTTGTCTTGTTTTTTTAGTTTGTTCTTCTGCACTAAGTGTTAAGTCTGCAATTTCTTTATCTCTTGTTAAGTTTTGTTGTCTTGATTCTTCTTTAAATTCATTTAAAGCTATTTCTGCATCTATCTTAGCTTGTGTACCAGCATTAGCATTATCAATTACAGTTTGCAGTCTTGCAGTTTCTATTTCTTGTTCTTCAGCATCTATTTTTTGTAATTCTAATAACCTTTTCTTTTCATCTTTTATTTGTTCTGCATTAAACCTTTTTCTTTCAATAGCTAAATTATTTTCAGATTCTAACCTTGAGTTAATAAGTTCTAAACCTTCTTTTTCTAATGCTGCTTCATTAGTTAATTGTTCACTTCTAAAACCTGTAACAGTTGCTTCTATAGCAGCTAATTCATTTAATGCTTCTCCTTTAGCTTTTAAAGCTTCTACATTTTTTGCATCTTTTTTAAGTTCTGCTTCTGCTAATTGAAGTTGTGTATTAGCATTAACCTTCATTGCTTTTTCTTGTTTTTCAAGAATTACAGCAAGTTCATCATTAGCTTTTTTTCTATCTTCTATACTTTTTCTTTCATCATCTCTTATCTGTCTTTGTTGTTCTGCTTGTCTATCATACTTTTCAATTAAACCTTGATTAGCTACAGCAGCAAGTTCAGCTTGTTTCTTAAGTTCAACATTTGCTGTTGCTGCTTCTACTGTTGACTTAGTATAATCAACTAAAGCATCAACACCTTCACTTACAACTTCAGTAATTTTTTCAACCGAATTATCAACTCCAGTTAATACATCTACAAATTCAGTTCCAGCATTTTTAACTTCATCAATAGCACCTTTAAAATCACCAGCAAATAGTTTTTGCATTGCCTTACCTAAGTAACCAAATACTTCAAGAGCAGATTTAACTCTCTCTATAATATTTTCTTTTATAGCATTGCCTAATGCTTTTACACTACCTAAAGGATCATCAAATATTGATTTAAAGAAAGCTGTAACAGCTCCAATGTTACTTGATATATAATTAAAGAAATCTGCAAAAGCTAAAGATAAACTTTCAAAGGCAATATTAAATACATCTACTACTTTCTGGTTTTCTTCAAATAGTTGTTTTAATAAACCAAATGCAGCAATTGCTAACCCAATACCAGCAGCTTTTAATGCAGTACCCATCATTTTAAAACCACCAGCAACTCCTTTAGCACCTTTTTTTAATGTAGCAAATGCTTTACCACCTTTTTTTAAATCACCTACTTCAGTATTAGTTTTTTCTAAACCAGTATTAAGAGTTTCAACTTCACTTGATAAGTTTTCAATATCTTTTTCAGCTTTTCCAGTTTTAGTTATTATTTCAAATATCTTAGTAATCATTTCTTCATTCTTAATTGGTTAAATCCTTCTTTAAATGTAAGTGGTACTTTATTAATACCTAATGCTATATTTATATGTTTATCATATAAATTATTATCCTTACAAAATTCTAATGCTTCTAATATTGTTTTCAATTTGGTTCGTTTAATAGTTCAAAATTGGTTTCTCCACTTTGTAATTTAGTAGACATTTTATTAATTGTATAAGCTCTTGTGCCAACTACTATTAAATCATCTAATGTTAGATTCAATAATACCTTTAAAGGAAGTATTGCAGAGAACTTAAATATCCTTGTTTTTTTATTAAATACTCTTACTATGTAATTTTCATAATATGTTTGAAATAAGCTGTTATTATTACCAGCGTAGTCAGTTAGTGTATAGGTGTTTATTTCACTACCAAAGTTTAAGTTGTATGTAGGTGGTGTTGAGGATGTGCCTAATTCATTGCAAGCACTTGGAATCCAATAATCATCTAAAGAAGAATTTGTTCCTGTTGGGCATAAAG